GCCAGCGCCTGCCGTGCCGCAGCCGGTCGCCACACCGCAGCCGGTCGGGCGCATCGCCCAGCCGGCACCGACAACGCCCAGCCCGGTGGCACTGATCCGCGCCTGGGCCCTGCTCGGCCGCACCCCGAAAGACATGGCCGAGCGCCTGAACATCACCGAAAAACACCTGCGCCAGCTTTGCCGTCAGCACGGCATCGCCTGCCGCCAACGCTAGGAGGCCCCATGGCCGAGTACACCATCACCATCAAAGACGAAGGCGACGGCCTCTCCATCGCCATGGCCGGGCCTGCAAGCAGCGACAGCAAGGCCGCCCAGCTCGCCCAAGGCCTGTTCGGCATCCTGCCGGGCGTGATCTCGACGATCACCCAGCGCAAGGAAAAACCCTGCGACTGCGAGCAATGCAAGGCCGCGCGCGGCGAACACCCCACCACCAACAAGACCATCCACTGAGAAGGAGCACCCCATGACCATCACCATGAAAGAGCTGATCGACGCCATCACCCAGGAACTCGGCGCTAGCGGTACGCCGATCAGCAAGACCCAGGTGGACGCAGTGCTCAACCGCTACTCCGTCGTCGCCGCACGCACCCTCAAGGCCGGCGGTGACGTACCGCTGCCGGGCCTTGGCAAGCTCAAGCCGGTCCAGCGTGCCGGCCGTACCGGCCGCAACCCTGCCACCGGAGCGGTCATTGAGATCCCGCCCAAGAACACGGTGCGCCTGGCCGTCGGCAAGGGCCTGGACGAAGCAATCAATCGACCCTAAGCGAAACCACCCCGGCCTGGCCGGGGCGGTCTGCCGGGCGTGGTGGCCCGGTACTGATGAGCAGCCGAGGAAGCAATGGACCACAAGAAGGCCCTGGAAAAGATCAAGAAGTGCCTGCGGCTCGCCGCAAGCAGCAACCCCCACGAAGCCGCCGCCGCAATGCGCCAGGCTCGTGCCCTGATGGAGAAGTACCAGGTCGGCGAAGCCGATGTGCTGATGGCCGACGTCATGGAAGTCGCTGCGCGCAGCGGCTCCAAGGTCACGCCGCCGCAGTGGGAAGCGAGCCTGGCCGGCACCGTTGCGCGGGCCTACAGCTGCCGCGTCATTTTCATCGCGGGCCCCGGCAACTGGTCGTTCATCGGCGAGATGGCCGAGATCGCCGGCTACGCCATGACCCTACTGCTGCGCCAGGTCCGCCAGGCCCGCCGCGACTACATCGCCGACACCCTCAAGCGTTGCAAGCCGGCGACCAAGACCAAGCGCGCCGACATGTTCTGCGATGCCTGGGTCTGGGCCGTGCGCACCAAGGTCCTGGAATTCGCTGGGAGCGCGGCGCCTTCGACCGCCGTCGAGGCCTATATCCAGAAGCACCACCCCGAGCTGCAGAACGGCACAGCCAAAGACCGCAACGCCAGCAAGGGCCGGCTCAGCGAACGCGCCCTCAACGACGCCGCCAACGGTGTTCGCGCGGCCAGTGGCGTACAGCTGAATCACGGCGTGGCAGGTTCGCAAACGCTGGCGTTGAACTAAGCGAAACCACCCCGCAGTAGCCGGGGCTGGTCTGCCAGGCGTGGTTGCCTGGTACTGATGAGCAGCCGAGGAACTATGCACCTGTTACGCAACCGCGCCGAATGGGCCGCCTGGGTCGAGCGCCTGGCGGGTATCAGCCTGCGCCCGGCCTACAACGTCCCGCCCGAACCGGCGCACTACCCCTGCTACGGCTACGCCGTGCTGGTGATCGGCCTGGCCGGCTACGAGACCGAGGAGCCGCGCTACCTCTACGCGGCCGATGTCGCCGCCATGGCGATGACCCTCCTGGAGCACGCCGCATGAGCCATGAAACGCCAACCGACCGCAAGCGCCGACTGGCCCGCGAACGCCAGACCAATCGCCGCCAGCGCATCGCCCAGCACCGCCAAGTCATGCAGGCCGAAACCCTCAAGCTGGAGATCTACGGCGGCACCCGCGCCGACCTCGATCTTGTGCGCAGCCGTGGTGGCTTCGAGGAAGACGCCGAAGCGCTGACGCTCGGCATCCGCTACCTGGCCAGGCTGGCCAGGACCGACCCGGCCGGCTTCGCCAAGGCCATGGACCCAAGGAGCACACCATGAGCCTGGCCAAGATCCATATCGCTAAGGCCCAGCTCGGCCTGGACGATGACACCTACCGCGCGCTGCTGGCGCGGGTGGCGGGGGTGCGCTCGGCCAAGGACCTCAACCGCCGCCAGGTCGGGCTGGTCATCGCCGAGTTCCAGCGCCTGGGCTGGCAGCCCGCCCCCGCGCGCAAGGCCGGGCGGCAGCCCAAGCCAACGCCCGATCGCAAGGCGTTGATCGGCAAGATCGAGGCCTTTCTCGCCGAGGCCGAGCGGCCTTGGGCCTATGCCGATGCGATGGCCTTGCGAATGTTCAAGGTCGAGCGGGTAGAATGGCTCGATAGTGGCCAGTTGCAACGCCTGGTCGCCGCCTTCGCATACGATGCCGAACGCCACGGGAGACCGACCTAGCCATGCAACTCGACCAGGTGAAAGCCCTACTGCCCCGGCAGATTCAGGAGCTAGCCGAGGCCATCGGCCTGCCGGCGACCCAACGCCTGGTCGACCAACTCGGCGGCACCACCTGGACGGTCGCCAAGGGCGTGCGCCGCCTCGGCGTGATCCGCCACGCGGCCCTGGTCGAAGTCATCGGCGAGCGCGCCGCCAACATCATGGTCGAGCGCTGGGCCAACGTGCCGCTCTACATCCCCCGCTGTTCCGCCGCCCTGCGCCGCCTGCGCGATCTGGAGATCAACCGCCAGTTCGAACAAGGCGTCCGCGAAGGCGTCAGCGCCAACACCCTGGTCGCCGAGCTGGCCCGCAGCAATGGGCTGTCGGATCGGCGGGTATGGGAGATCCTCAAGCAGCCCGGCCCTGATGCAACTGGCGACCTGTTTCACTGACAGACCAAGACTCTCGAAGCCCCGTTAGCGGGGCTTTTCACATATGGAGGTGTACATGAAAAAGTCCGTAGTTCTTGCTGTCGCGCTTCTTGTGCCTGCACTAGCCTCAGCCGAAATCGAAAGCGTCTACACCGACGCCGAGGCCGCCGTTAAGGCCAAGGAACTACTCCAGGCAGCCAAGGATCTGCGCAACGAAGTCACCGAACTCTGCGTCGCGCGCGCTGTACCAAAGCTCCATCAAGCAGCCAAGCATGCCGATGCAGCAATTGAGCAGTGGCCAGACGACCATCTGAAATATCGCGCGCTGTTCCCCTACAGCGACTGCCGGCAGGCGATGATCGACGTACAGGCCTATGCGACCACTTGCGCTGTGGGAGGCTACAAAGGCGAGGCGGCAAAGTATGACCAGAGGCGCTGGCAAGAAGACTCGGCGGCATGCGAAGCAGCCATAGCCAACCCCGACCTTTCACTCAAAGACTTCTGAGCAAAGCCCCGCCGAAGCGGGGCTTTCCGTTTTGAAAGGGGTCAGCAGCTACCATAGAATCGGAGTTCAGCAAGCCCAAAAAATTTCCGCTCGGGCTTGTTGGGTCTTGGAAAAGTGTCGTTATCCTCGGGTATGCCATGTGGCAATCACTCAAGGAAATCCGCTTATGCTAAGCCCTGCCGCAGAATGCGCCATGTCGCGCATCAGCACCCTGACCCGCTGTCTGGATGCCGTGGGCGATTTGATGATCCCCGAGCAAGACCTGAGCGTCGTCGACCGAGATGGCGTAGCCTGTCTCATCGCATTTCTTGCCAAGGAATACGAAGTCGCTCAGCGAACCTTCAGGCAGGCCATGCAGCCGCAATGAAGTGAAAAGCCCCGCTCCATGCGGGGCTCTTTGTATCTACTGAACCCCCTCAGAATCCCCTGATATCCAGCCGCCACGGAACATGGCGGCATGGATATCGAAGCCCCCAAGCGCCCCCTGCGCCACGCCCGCGACTACGCCCAGGCCATCGTCGATGCCTACCCGGACGTCGCCCGCCAGCGCGAGATCTTCGCTAGCTGCCCGATCGAACTCCGGCCCATCGCGCGGACCATGGCCAAGGACGGCATTGCCCGCATCGAGGCGCGCCGCAATGCCGTCAAGGCGCACCGTGAGCTGCACCGCAAGGCGGCCGCCGCCGACCCGGCGCCGCTGAAGCCGACCCGCCGCATATCCGAACTCAAGCAATCCGCCCCCGAGGTCGGCCGCGCGCGCCTGGCCGAGCTGCGGGCGGCCATCGGCCACAAGGAGTCCGCATGACCCGCCCGAGCCCCCGCGGCATCCGCAACTACAACCCCGGCAACATCGAGCGCAACGGCACCCGCTGGCAGGGCATGGCGCTGGACCAGTCGGGCGACGCCCGCTTCATCGTCTTCAGCCATCCGGTGTGGGGCATCCGCGCCATTGCCCGCACGCTCATCACCTACCAGGACGCCCGCCGCGCCCGTGATGGCAGCCGCATCGACAGCGTGCGCGAGATCATCGAACGCTGGGCGCCGGCGCACGAGAACGACACCCCCGCCTATGCCAAACAGGTCGCCAAGGCGCTCGGCATCGGCCCCGACGACGAGACGGTCGACGTCTACGACTACCCCACCATGCGTGCCCTGGTGCAGGCCATCGTCCGCCATGAAAACGGCCCCGGCCCGCTACCAGGCGGCCACTGGTATGGCGACAAGCTGATCGCCGAAGGCCTCGCCCTGGCCGGCATCCTGGAGGGCGTGCGCCATGGCTGAGTGCAAGCACTGGAGCCGCAGCCGCACGCTGTGGGTCAACGCCATCGCGGCCGGCCTGGTCGCCCTGGAGGCCGGCACCGGCCTGCTGCAGCCGCACCTGCCGGTCAGCCTGTACACCGCGGTGGCCGTCGGCCTGCCGGTGATCAACGCCGTGCTGCGGGTGATGACGCACCAGGCGGTGCACGCATGATCGCCCGCCTGCTGCGCTTGCTGGACGGCCTCTTAGGTACCCCGCGGCTGTGGGTGCCCAGCTGCCGCTATCTCGTGCCCTTTCCGCCGGAGCGGCCGGGCAAGTCCGGCGTCGCCGCGGCGCGCCGTGCCGCCCGCAAGGCCCGGCGCCTGCGGAGGGCGCGCCATGTTTGAGCGCCTCACCAGCCTGCCGACCGGCGTGCTGCTCGCCCTGCTCGGCTGCCTCATCTGCGGTGCCGGTGGCGGCGGTATCGGCTACGGCTTCGGCTATCGCTACGCCGAGG